CCAAGAATCATATCTGCATACCCAGTCGGCACAACATATCCACCCTGTGCATTATCGCCTTCACTCATAACAGTTTTAAGAATATCCCTGTTAATTTCACCATACTTCGCCTTCAAAAGCCAGTGATTAAGCTTCAATCCCTTTTCTTTTTCTTCATCCTCTGCGTCTTGAAGTGCCTTTTTCTTTGATTCTGTATCTTTCGCAGTCATCAAAGTTTCAATTTCAAGTATCCTTTTTTCAAAAGATTCTTTTTCTTCGGCCTTCATATTTACTTTGCCTTTTTCATTTCCGTTTTCTTCGTTAAGAGTTTTTAATTTCTCCTGAAGATCGGACACCTCTTTTTTTAGTTCTTCGATTTTTACATTCATTGTTTTACTCCTTTTGTTCTATATTCCTTATACGGATAATTTCCGTTTTAAGTCTTTGATTTGTCCTGATAATACCGCAACTGCTTCTTCATCTTTTAGATTTTCAAGTTCTTCCTGTAATCTCTTTAATTCTTCTTCTGTTTCAAACGTCTTTTCTTCTTCCGGTACTTCTACAGATTCAAGCAATTTATTCAATGCTTCAACTGCGTCTTTAATTAAGGTCTTGTTCTTTTTAGATAATACCGCACCGGCTTTTGCAACAACTTCTTCATTTTCATAGTCCCTTCCAACTCCTGGTCTTTCTGCCCTGCGCATTTCTCCGCCACATTCCGGACACTCAATATCTTTACAATGTTTTTCGCTTTTCAATTTGTGTCCGCATTTAATACATTCGCAATTATATTCTTCTGCCTTTGAAATACCTTTTAATATATTATTCCTTTCAACTTCATCTTTTAACATATCAAGATTATCTAACTGCATACCCTTGACGTACATATCTTGAAAGTCCCTGCTTATCAATGCTTCTGGATTTGAAGGAATCCCAACTGCGGAGATTTCAAGCAATTCCTGTTTTTTATAGTCTTTGCCACCACCTCTCATCATCATTTCAAACGGATCACCTGACCGCTTCCCGTCATCTTCAATATTGTCATACTCAATCGGATCGAATCTTACTGAAAACGTATTCAAAAACCCTGCTTTAAACATCTGATAGACCTGCTCCGCAAACGGATTCAACTCTGCTGAAACGAATTTCGGAGTAAATACTAATTGATTATTCTCAACTTTGATATTAGTAGCTTTTGCAATAGGCAAGAGAGTAGCATTATGTCCCCATAATACAACTGGATTCTTTTTAAAATTCTTTAATTTCCACCCGTTTACTCTCAAAATATCTCCGTCCCGATCAACTGCCTCCGTTGAAGCAATCGCGTCGAAACTCCTTTCTTCTTCATCAAAATTTTTCAATTCCACTTTAAGCTTCTTGCTTATAGATTTCATTGGTATTATCTCCTCTGAATTAAAATCAACTTCGAAATTTTTGCCGAGTAATAATTCGGTCATTTGTGAGTGTTCTTTTATCCAATCAGTAGCTTCTTCGGTAGTCCATTTTTCTTTATTAAAGTTATAGCATTTAACTTCTTTGCTTCCGTTAGATTTTAGCTTTCCTATTATGGCACGTATTCCCTTGCTAGCGTCAATATTGACAATACCAAACTTACCTTCAAATATATCTGAATTTTTGACCTCTATGCGTATTTCATTATGAATTTTTTTTGATTTCATTTTTAGATTCCTTTAGATCGGGAATATGTATTATATAACCGCCACGCCTTTCGATATTAAACATCGTGTCAAGCATAGGACAAGTCTTCTGATCGCTTCCCTGATCCGGATATTTCCAGTACGGCTCATAATAAGCAGTAATCCTGTTTTCATCAACTAATTTTTTTATTTCTTCTTTTGATAATTTAATTATTGCCATTATTCCCTTTACTCTACAATTTTTTCTAACTAATTCCTTGCCACAATAAACGCATTTTGTTTTTATCATTATTATGGTTTTTCTATAATAGGCATTACACTGCACCTACAATTTATGTTCTCTTCTGCCGAACTACCAGAACCTGGACTTTGCATTGAATCACTGCCAACACTAAAATTATCATTGACCGGAATACCCTCTGCATATTGAGATTCGGCCGCTTTATGAGAATCTCTTGTCCTTCCGTCTTTTGTAGCAAGCCACGCCTTTTTAATTTTAACTCCGCTTTGCTTATAAGATTCTAATGCGCCCTCGTTTGAAGAAGCAACAACTTCTGTCCTAGCTATCCTTTCGGCCTTGTATTTTTGATTTTGAAATGGTTCGTAGGTTTCCCTTATTACTTTTGTCAACTCCGGAACTGATCCTGCACCGGCCTTAATTGATTCAGACAAAGCCGTTTTGATACTATCCCAGTTATTTCCTATTACTTCAATTGATTGCTTTCTTGTATATCCTTCAAGGAATTTTAGCACTCTTGGATTCTCTACATTAAACGACGTGCCTATTCCTAAATTAAGCAATTCTCTTTTCCCGTTCTCGACTAATGCAACTTCGTGTATCTTTATAGATTCTTTCTGCCAGTCATCAATCGCTTTTTCTTTGTCAAACATTATATTATCAATATCCGATTCACTTACTTTGCATATTGTATCTATTTCAACAACACTTAATTTATGTAATCTTTCAGCTGACAACCCTTTCATCTTATTACTTTTTTCATTCTCTACATTTTCAATTAAGTCATTCTGTATTTTAGTAAAGAATTTCTGTATGATACGCATATAGCTTTTTTCAATAGGAACTAACAACCTATCAAATTGCTTCCATAAATGATTTTTGCGTTCTTCATTGATAGTTTTTTTATCTTTAATCGCCTTGTTTTTTTCATCATCTTCTTCAACTGGTTCTTTCGGCTCTTGCGGTTTTTCTTCTCCTATTGGCATTAATCCAAATGGAAGATACCCTGATTCGCCACCTTTGAAAGTACCAAACGGCAACCCAAGCTTATCTATAATATCATTCATCGGTATTCCCATATTGAAAAACGAAGTTGCTATCTCTGATTTTTCTTTTAAATTCTCTTGCAATGCTTCTACTTTTGATAAATCAAATTTGAAGTTTGCTCTTGGATCAACCATTTTAACTAAACTATTTATATTATCTTGAAGTTTTATCAGCTTCGGAATGAGTGTATTTCTCCAAAAGATTTTTGAAGATTCTTTCATATTTGAATAATTTGAATGATCCAATATCCCAACCATAATCGGCGGTACACCAAACACAGCGCAGACTTCTTCCCTTGTTAGCTTCATTCCTGCTATATATTCAAGGTCTGTCATACTAGCCGTAATCGTATTATATTTTAATCCTTTTTCTAATATTGGAATACTATGTGCATTTTTTGTGCCAACGTATCTATTCTTAAAGTCCTTTGCTAATCTATTGTATGTATTATCATTCAGCGCTTGGTCGGTTTCCAATACGCCGTCAAGTTTTGCGCCATTCTTGAACATATTGATATTTGTATTTAAAGCATTGTCTTGTAACGTTACGGAAAGACGTGCCGCTGAAAAAACAGACTGGCCGTAATACATATTGTTTGGACTTGGGTATTTGAAATGCAACATTTCTTCCGGAGGAATATCTACTTTTTCACTGTTATTTTTTGTATATATATATTTTTCAATGTATCTGTCCTTGCCTGGCTTAATTGTTATTTTAGAACTAATAAGAGGTAGTATTTCTTTTGGTAGGTTTCTCTTTATACTATCTAACAACCAATAGGCATTGCCGGTCAACTCCTCGCTAATAACAGTAAACTCCATCAAATTGTTATAGGTGGAATTTTCATCATTCTTGTTTGGTCTGATTAAAAGTTTTTCAATCGGGTGGTTTATGAAGGGTACTTCTACAACCTTATTATTTTCAATTTTCTCTGTGTATATATACCAATCAAGTGCAGCTATATTTCTCGCGATCACACTAACGCAGGCATACACCCACATTTCATCTGCGTAGGTTTTTAGATATCTGTCGTAGTTTTCAGGTTGAGCCGCGCCATAAATATCATTCGTTCCCAACCCTTGCGAGCTACCTTCAAGGATTGCGGATAATCTTGACGCCTTCAAATATCCTATTTTACTTAATGTTTTCTCTAATATATTCACACGCCAAATAAAAAAATCCAATAACTATACTTTAGTTAAAGGACTTGCCCAAGACATAGTACCTTCTATTCTTGTTCACATTGATAGTATAAACTATTTTCTCTCTATTTGTCAAACTTCAATGGTCTTCCATTCTTCTTTTTTCTCTCAAAGTTATTTAAACTTTCTATTTCGTATAAAGAATTAGAAAACCCATTAGGTATATTATATCCACCTTATTTTTAATTCAGATCTTTCTCTAAAATGAGTGTATACTGCGTATCTCAAAGCGTCCATACAATTATGAACTAATATATTATTCGCATAATAACAATGTTCATCTTCTATTGTCAGATCAAAGAGTTTTCCAGTATAGTTTTTTTGCACACCCTTTATTACAGCATTCTTTCTTTGA